GATTGAGACGTGGCGAAAACAGGGGTAAACCGCAGGCGCAAGACCAGCCCGGCGCTCGACGACATCGTGCCGAAGCGTGGCCGTCCGCCTGGCGCAAAGGACGAAGTTACTTCCACGCTGCTCGCCACCGGGCAAGCGACCTTCGCGCAGATCGCGCAGCTATTCGAGACGGATGCCAAGACCCTGCCGAAGCGCCTGAAGGGTGTGATTCCGAAGGGCACCCGATCCGGCTACAAGGTCTATTCGATCCGCGAAGCGGCCGAGTATCTGGTGACGCCCGGCTATGAGATTGAAGACTTCATCCGGCAGATGTCGCCCCAGGAGCTTCCGCCCCTGCTGTCAAAGGAATTCTGGAACGGCCAGAATGCCCGGCTCAACTATGAGAAGAGCCTGGGGAACCTTTGGCCGACTGACGATGTTGTGGCGGCCTTCGGCGAGATATTGAACGTCGTCCGAATGGCGGTTTTACTGGTCGCGGACGACGTTGACCGTGAGAGTGGCCTGACACCTGGACAAAGGTTAATTATTCGGCGTATTATGGACGGTATGATCGTGAAGCTCGGCCAAGACATAACCGACAAATTCAAGGAATATCATGCTAACCGCGCCCCAACTGGATTCCCGCTTCGATCCGACGAAGACGATCTCGACGACGATGCCGACGATGAGAACATCACGGCGGAGGATGACGAGGAAGAGGACGACGGAAATCTTCTTGCAGCCGAGGATGACGAGGAAGAGGACGACTACATATGACGATCTCGGCGATCTAATCGCCAAGACCGCCGCGAAGGTATTTGTCCCGCCACGGCGCATGACGGTCAGCGAATGGGCTGACGAGTATCGCTTCATCAACCAGCCTGGCGCTTTCGTCGGTGACTGGAACAACGAAACCACCCCCTACATGGTGGAGCAGCAGGACACCCTCACGTCCCCGCTCTTCAAGGGGATGGTGTTCGCCGGTCCCGCACAGTGCGCCAAGACCGACGCCCTCATTGTCAACTGGATCGGCTACAGCGCCACGACCGATCCCCAGGACATGATTATCTACTCGCCGACTTTCACGGCGGCCCGCGACTTCTCCATGCGTCGCGTGGATCGCCTTCATCGCCACACCGAAGAAGTCGGCGCTGCGCTGGTGAAGAACAAAGACAGCGATAACAAATTCGACAAGCACTATGAGAACGGGATGCTTCTCACGCTGTCCTACCCGTCCGTCACCGAAATGGCGGGCAAGCCGGTAGGCCGCGTCGGCATCACCGACTATGACCGCATCCCCGATGACATCGGCGGCGACGGCAACGCTTTCGATCTCGCGTCGAAGCGCACCACCACCTACGGCAGCTTCGCCATGACCCTGGCCGAGTCCAGCCCGTCGCGCGAGATCACCGATTACAAGAAAGTCGTCAAGGGCCATGCGGCTCCGCCGACGACCGGCATCCTGGCGCTCTACAATCGTGGCGACCGTCGCCGCTGGTATTGGCCGTGCCCCGATTGCGGAAGTTACTTCGAGGGCCGGTGGGAGCACATGAAGTGGAACCACGCGCTCGAATCGAATCTGGATAAGGCGGAAACCGCCTACATGGAGTGCCCGCATTGCGCCTATGAGATTCAGCCGGACGAGCGGTATGACATGAATCGCGATGGCTGCTGGCTGAAGGACGGGCAGCAGATTGTCGGGGACCGCATTGTCGGCAAGGGCCGCCGGTCTAACATCGCGAGCTTCTGGCTCATGGGCGTGGCCGCTGGCCTCACCACCTGGCAGAATCTCGTCAAGAGCTATCTCGACGCGGAGGACGCATATCTCGAATCGAGCGATGAAGGGCCGCTGGCGAAATTCTTCAACACCGACATCGGTGTCCCCTACATCCCGAAGAACATCGCCAACGACAACAGCCGCACGCTCGAAGACTTGATCGGGCGCGTCGAGCCCTGGACGAAGAAGAAGGTGCCGCCGAAGGTCCGCTTCCTGTTGGGCCTGGTTGACGTGCAGAAGAACAGCTTCGTCGTGCAGATTGTCGGCGTCGCGCCGGGCAAGCCGTATGATATGTATCTGGTGGATCGTTTCACCATCAAATACTCGGATCGGCAGGACCCGTCCGCGCCTGAAGGGAAGGAGTCCTTCCTTTGGGTGAAGCCGGGTGCGTATCTCGAAGATTGGGATAAGATCACCGAACAGGTCATGAAGGCCAGCTATGAGATCGACGACGACTCGGGCCGCCGCATGATGGTGAAGCTGACCCTGTGCGACTCCGGCGGTAAAGCGGGCGTGACCACCAATGCCTACAACTTCTACCGGAAGATCAGGAAGGAAGGCTGGCTCGGCAAATTCCATCTGGTGAAGGGTGACGCTGTGCCTGGCGCACCGCGCGCTCGCATCACCTATCCAGATGCGGACAAGAAGAGCCGCGCTGGTGCTGCTGGCGAAATTCCGGTCCTGCTACTAAATCCGACGATCAACAAAGACAATCTCAACGACCGCCTAGATGTCATGGTGCCGGGCTATGGTATGATCCATCTCCCCGACTGGTTGATCTCGGCGGATCGAAGTGAGGATATGTCTTGGTTCTTCGGAGAGCTTTGCGCCGAGACTAGGACCCCAGGAAAAGGCTGGGAAAAGATCGCGAAACGCAATGAAGCCTGGGATTTGTTCTACTACGCTATTGGGGCTTGCGCGTCTTCGCTTCTCAATGTAGAGAAGCTGGATTGGGACAAACCCCCTCCTTGGGCAGCAGCGGCGAACGACAACCCCCTGGTCATTGAGGCGGAGGCGACCGGAACGGCGGATGCAATGCAGCGAAGTAACTTCGATTGGGGCGCATTCGGTAAAGCGATGGGGTAAGACCGGACCATGATGACGCCACAGCTTACGGACGCCGAGCGGGCGCTTTACCGGGCGCGGCTCACCAAAGCCGAAGCCGCCTATGACGCGATCCTGACCGGCAAGTCGGTCAAGCGGTTCGTCGATCAGAACGGCGAGACGGTGGAATATAACACCACCAACATCGCCAAGCTGGAAGCCTACATCCAGTCCCTCAAAGACCTTCTCAACCCGATGGCGGCCTTGTGCCGTCGTCCCCGAGCAATAGGGTTTATCTTCTGATGGCACGCGGTAGGGAAATCGTTGTGCTCGGCCCCACGCCGCCCCGCGAAGCCGCGATGGGCGGCGGTGTCGAAGGTGCCGAACGCAACATGCGCGAGACGATGACTTGGCAACCAAGCCGTCTATCGCCGGACCAGGCGATCAATACGATCAAGCCGGAAGCCGACGCGCGCTCGACGGACATGGCCGTCAACGACGGCTACACGCAGCACGCGATCCGCATCCAGCGGAACAGCGTCGTCGGCTCGCAATTCCGGCTCAACGCCAAGCCCGACTATCGGGTGATCTATGGCGAGGACAGCGAAGCGGCGAGCGAGTATGGCGAAGAGCTTGCGGCGGTGGCCGAAGCGCGCTTCAACCTGGCCGCGCAGTCGGAGGATTGCTGGTTCGATGCTGGCGGCATGATGACCTTCACCGATCAGGTGCGGCTCGTCGTCGGGTCTGCCGCCTTGACCGGCGAAGCGTTCGGCTCGTCCGAATGGCTGGACAGCGATCCCGGCCGCCCGTTCAAGACCGCGATCCAGATGATCGCTCCGGCTCGCATCTGCAATAAGGACGGGATGCCGGACGACAACCTGGGGCCGGACACGCGCCGTCGCCGGGGGATCATCACCAATCGTCGCGGCAAGCCGAAGGCGTTTGAGATTCGGCGCGGGCACCCGTCCGAGTGGTATGACGTGACCAACTCCTATTGGGATACGGTGCCAGCCGAAACCAAGTGGGGCCGCAAGCAGATGATCTTCATCCGCGAAGCCCTGCAAATCGACCAAACGCGCGGGCTGTCCGAGATGGTGGCCGCGCTTTCGCACATCCGCATGACGAAGCGGTTCTCGGAGATCACCCTTCAGAACGCCGTCGTCAACGCGAGCTATGCTGCGTCGATTGAATCGGAGCTTCCGAGCGCCGATGTCGT